GAGGGAGTCGGTGATGCTTCAATAGAAAACGAAACCCTAACTTTGACTGCGGGTGGTCAATCCGATACGCTTGTTCTTATTGATGCTGTTCCTACTGTTACTTACACTGCGTCAACCAATACGCCGGTAACAGAAGGTTTCCCAATAGAATATACTATCGTAGCAACGCAAGTAAACGGTGGTTCGTATGAAGATGTTACGGTTACAATTACGGGCACTGCTTCGGGTAGGGTCACCGATGGTACTTTTGCAATCACCGCAGCAGAATTTACTTCGGGTAGCGGTACGGTAACAAAGAATTACAGTGTAATAAGCGATCCTGTATATCAAGGGGACGAAAATGTCACCATCGATGCGGTTGGTGATACTTACGGTAATTCAGCACCGCAACAAACCGTGACTATTACAGATCAGGCAGCAGCAATCAATAGTGTCTCTGGTCCTGCTGAGATTAATGATGGAGGAGCAACGACTTTGGTTGATCTTGGCGCAACAGTAAATGCTACTGCAAATTCCGGACCTGCACCTGGACCGGACAAAGCAGAAGTTACATTTAGTTGGAACTCTCTATCAGACGGTGATTTCAGATTCACTGATACAAGCACCGGTTCCGGTAGTAGCAACCTTCCGATCGCCAGAACATGGTTGCTTGCAGGATCGTCAAGCGATTACGATATCAGATTCGATCTCGACGGTTCATCATCGGCATTATTTTCAGGCACTACCGGATCATGGTTAGACGCAAGCGGTAGTCATGTTTGGGTCTCGCGGGACGAATCACTTACGCAAGCAAATGGCAATGTGTTCGGCACTCTTAGTATAAGAGATGGCACAACACTAGATCTTTTAGATGCCATAACTGTCACTATGACAGCAACTTATGAACAGTAATAGATAAGATACTATGGCTAATCCAACATATCAATTTAGTGTGCTTCATTCAAATATGCCCAATGCATCTACGCTGTATTGGAGAATTGTTAATGGCACCGGCGGAAATATAGCAGTAGATTTTCCGAGCAGAGACAGCGGAACTGAAACCACGGACGGTACTAGAAATTCTAGTATAGAATTAGAAGTGGAAGAAAATGCTACCAGCGGAACAAGGGGATATGTTTTAGAAGTAGCAACCAATGCTAGTTATATCGGAAAACAAACTCATTCTTTTAATGTAATAGATGGCACAGTTATTCCTGCAAATGCTCCGACTGTTACGCCCAATACTACGTCACCCACCGAAGGTGATACAGTTACCTTTACATTCGGTGAAGCAGCAGGGTCTGCCCCGCAAACATATTACTTCAATATCACTCATGGCACCACGTCTAATGCTGACTTTACTGCTGATCCTCCTGGTAATGGTGCGACTGCAAGAACTACTGTTACATGGAATGGAACATCATTCTCTCCTGCCACTGTTGATGTGACACTTGCGGGAGCAGGAGGCGCAGACGGTGTGGATGATAACGAAACATTTACCGGTAAATTGTTTGATGCTGTGACTAGCGGAACAGAAGTAGCAACCACCGGAACGATTACTGTGACAGATGATCCAGCAGCAACTGCCAGTATCTCGTTTGATCCTACTACTATCAATTTTGGTCATGACAATATGAGTGGTGGTGGTACTGTTTTTCAAGATATTAACTTGTTTAGAAATGGCGATGCTACTATTGTGAAGGCAGCAATACCTTCGGGCACCGAGAGTACGAATGTTGAAACTCCTGCAATAGATACGAGTGGAGCAAATACTAATTGGAGTGATCAACAAGGGACTAACTTTGGAGACAATTATCAAATACAGGTGAACTGTTATCTTACCAGTTCTAAGATAACAAGATTGACCAGTACAACACGATCCGGTGATGGACAAGGAAATTTCGGTTCTTATGATACAGTATTCTTATACAAGGGATCAACTTTGCTCAATGGTAATGAAGCAGGTGTAACTAATGTTCAATGGGAACAAGACGATGCAACCCCTGCTTGGTTCCAGATGAATGACGATATTAAAATTTCTACTGCCTCCTCAGTACAAGGTGTAGTTCCTGGCGGTAATAAAACGACATCCCAAACCGGATATATTGAATTTATAATTAAAGAATATTCTGGTGTATTAGGAACAGGAACAACAGTTTTGACTTCCGGTCATGACTTCTTCGTTGCTGCCAAGAACTTTTAATAGGTGATAGTAAACTAATGAAACATCATGATAAAGATACGCCAGAAGAAAAAGTCGATTACGATTACGATTACTCTCGCGCTACATACTATGAACTTATAGAGAAGGGTAAAGAGTCTCTTGATCTTATGATCGAGGTTGCTCGTGAATCAGAACACCCTCGTGCGTTTGAAGTGTTATCAGGTATGGTTAAAAACATATCCGATGTCAACGATAGACTGATGGATCTGAATAAGAAACAAAAAGAAATTAAAGCACCCGACAAACACGAAGCAAAACAAATTACGAACAACAATGTGTTTTTAGGAAGCACGACTGACTTACAGAGATTATTACAGAATAAGGTTGAAAAGGTGATTGATGTTACAACAGACCCGAATGCAGACTGATACTTATCAATATAATTCTCTTGTAAAAAAAGATGGTGTAGTCCAAGAGTGGACACAAGATGAGGTACATGAATATGCGAAATGTATGGCAAGTCCCGGATACTTTGCGGAAACATACGTTAAGATTATTTCTCTTGATGAGGGATTGGTACCCTTCAATCTCTATCCCTATCAAGAAAAAATGTTCGAGCATTTTAATAACAACCGTTTTAGTATTATACTTGCTTGCAGACAAAGCGGCAAGTCTATTTCATCTGTTGCCTACCTCCTCTGGTACGCAATCTTTCACCCAGAAAAAACAATCGCAGTCCTCGCAAACAAAGGGTCGACTTCACGAGAAATGCTTGGACGTGTTACTCTCATGTTGGAGAACCTTCCTTTCTTCTTGCAACCTGGTTGTAAGACTCTCAATAAAGGGTCTATTGAATTCTCTAATAATTCTAGGATTGTTGCTGCTTCTACCAGCGGTTCTTCTATTCGGGGTATGTCTGTTAATCTGCTCTATCTCGATGAGTTTGCTTTTGTTGAGCGAGCAGGTGAGTTCTACACTTCAACCTATCCGGTTATCTCTTCCGGTGTGGACACGAAAGTTATCATCACGTCTACGGCAAACGGCATCGGGAATATCTTCCATAAAATTTGGGAAGGTGCGGAACAAAGTGTAAATGAGTTCAAATCGTTTCGTGTTGATTGGTGGGACGTTCCCGGTAGAGACGAAGAGTGGAAACAACAGACAATAGCAAACACTTCCCAATTACAGTTCGACCAAGAATTTGGCAACACTTTCTTTGGAACAGGCGACACTTTAATAAATGCAGAGACGCTCTTGTCATTGCGATCAAAAGCGCCCCTACATGTTCGGGAGGGTGGTCTATTTTTAGTTTACGAAGAAACTCGGCCGAGTCACGAGTACATCATGACCGTTGATGTCTCGAAAGGAAGAGGTCAGGACTATTCTACGTTCACTGTTATTGACATTACGACACGCCCTTTTAGTCAAGTGGCTGTGTATCGGAACAACACTATTTCTCCAATACTCTTCCCTGAAATTATTTATAAGTATGCAGTTTCTTACAATAATGCTTATGTTGTAGTAGAAGCAAACGATCAAGGCGGTGTGGTCTGTAATGGTTTATATTATGATCTCGAATATGAAAATACGCATGTGTCATCGCTAATAAAATCTTCACATATTGGTGTGGAGATGAACAGAAGAACGAAAAGACTTGGTTGTTCTGGTTTTAAAGACGTTTTGGAGTCTGGAAAATTAGAATTGTGTGATGAAAATACTATATTAGAAGTGTCGACTTTCATAGGTAAAGGGCAGTCGTATGAAGCGTCAGACGGTAATCATGACGACCTAGTTATGAACCTTGTTTTGTTTGGATATTTTGTTACGTCCGAGCAGTTTTTAAACCTTACCGATATTAATGTTAAAGACATGATGTTTTCTGAAAGAATAAGAGCCATCGAAGATGATGTTGTTCCTTTTGGATTTATTGACACGGGTGCTGACGCAATAGCAGCATATGAAGCAACGCAAGAAGATCAAGATCGATATGCTTGGCAAGTAGTGCATGACCCTGAATTCTGATTTGTATAAATAAAGTCATTGAATTCCGTATTATGAAACACTTATCATAAGCAAATCGAAAAGGATACTAATATGTCACTCTTTAATCCAAATGGGTCTCCTAGTGTACTTGTAAGAGAG